AACCCGCCCGGGCCGACGCCTCACCAACGACCGCTGCGCCCACATGCTGACCGCCGGCCTGGTGATCCAGGCGATCGACTCCTTGCCGAAGTCGCTGCGCCACCTTGGGCACTTCCTGTACTCGCCCGTGGCCAGCGGTAACGACCTGAGCATCTCCCATGGCCTGCTATGGCTTGGGAGCGGCCTGGAAGTGCTCACAGACCGAAAGAAGCAGCGCGCCTACTGGATGGCCATGGCTGCGCTCCAATCGCACAAAATCCTCGTCCACGGCGGCGAGGCGATGGGGCCGGGTGCGGTGTGCATGTTCGTCGAGGATCGCACAGGCGAGAAGATGAACCCGCAGAACTGGGCCAGGGACTGGCAAGAGGTATGGGATGCGCTCTGCTCCCAAGTCGACAAGCTCGACAAGCAGGCTCTCAAGCCAGTTGCTCGGGTGGTGGAAAGGCTCCGTGAGCGCAATGACGAGGCGCAGGAAATAGCCGCTTGACAGTTTGAGGAGAGTTTTGGCACTATTTCGCCATCGTCATAATTTCGCCTTTTGCGAAAACATCCTAAGCCCGGCCCAAAAAGCCGGGTTTTTTATTGCCCTTTGAGGCCCTCAAGAGTCCCGGCCATCGCGCCGGGTTTTTGTTCATGCACAGCGAGAGGTCGAGCATGGAGTTCTTCCACCGCCTGCTCGAGAAGTTCGACTGGATGATTGCGGGCCTATTGGGGGCCTTGGTCGCGACCCGGTGGCACAAGGACGACCTGACCGACCGAAAGGCCTGGCTGCTGTTCCTGTTCACCGGCATGGCCTGCGCCCACTACCTCACCGGCATGGTCAGCAATTACTTCGGCATCACCGAGCCCCGCAGCGTCGCGGGCGTGGGCTTTCTTCTCGGCACCTTTGGCGGTTCACTTATTGCCGCCATCAACCGAGCGATCAAAGCCGCCGATCTATGGTCTGTCATCAGGTCCAAGTTCGGAGGGCCTAGCTCATGACATACGAATACATCAACGCCATCGCGGCCGGCCTCATCGCCATATGGGCGACCTGGTGCGTGCTGAGCGGTAAGGTGCGTGACGGGGTGATCGGCAAGGTGCTGTACGCCGTCATCGCCATCAGCGGCTACGCCATCTTGGCCAGGTCCGAGCGCATGTTCTTCACCGCCAACACGGCCTGGGCGACGCTGATGGTGTCCCTGGCCCTAGCGGGCATGCGGCACATGTTCATGCTCACCTACTGGCCACGGGTCAAACGCTGGATCTGCCGGCACTTGGACTGCGAGCGGTGCAAACCGGCAGAGTGATCCGCGCCACAAAATCTAGGTGCGCCGTTTCGTGGCGCGGGAGAATCACATGGGTGATGTCGTAGAGCTGGAAGACATGCGACCCCATGTAGTCGTGCATGCCGCTGATGCTGCGCATGTCCTGCCCGTGTCTCTGCTGGAGGATGTCGCCAAGGGCGCCAAGTCATCCGAGATCCTCACCGAGCCGGTCATCCGGCGAATCATTGAAGAGTGGCTTGAGCTCACTTCGTAGGAATCACCATGACAGCAAAGCAACCCGACTGGGAGGCGATCGAACGCGCCTACCGGGCCGGGTCGCTTTCGGTTCGCGCTATTGGGGAATCTCAAGGCGTCAACCACGCCACCATCCTCAAGCGAGCGAAGAAGGAAGGGTGGGTTCGCGACCTGACCGAGCAAGTCAGGATAGCGACAAAGCAGAAGGTAACCACATCGGTAACCAGCACCAGTAACCAGTCACCACCGGTTACCGACGCCGATATCATCGACGAAGCATCCAGCCAGGCTGCTTCCGTAGTGCTCGCTCACCGCACCGGCCTCGCCAACTGGCGGTCGATCGCAGACAAGCTCTCGGTTGCTCTGGCCGAGATGGACGTCAACGAAGAGAACCTGGGCGACTTCTCCCGGGCGCTCAATGCTGGCGTCGATGCTCAGCTCAAGGTCATCAAGGGCGAGCGGCAGGCATATGGCCTGGACAGCGAGGAAGGAAACAAGACGGTTGACGAGCTCGCCGCCATGATGGACGAACTATCGAAGGATGCCTGACCATGAAGCCCGAGCACATGAAACTGCTCCGGGACCGGTTCTGGCGGCTGAACAACCTGTATTTCATCACGGACAAGCAGGGCAAGAAGGTCCGCTTCCGCATGACGCAGGAGCAGATCGATTACTTCCAGGGGATGCACACCCGCAACATCATCCTCAAGGCCCGGCAGCTGGGCTTCACCACTCTGGTCTGTATCGTCCAGTTGGATGCCGCGCTGTTTGAGGCGGCCAAGTGCGCCCTGATTGCCCACACGCTGAATGACGCCAAGCGCCTGTTCCGGGAAAAGGTGAAGTACGCCTACGATCACCTGCCCAAGGAGATCAAAGCGGCCAACCCGGCGCGCAACGATGCCGCGGGCGAACTGGTGTTCAGCAAGGGCGGGTCGCTGTACGTGTCCACCTCCTTCCGGGGTGGCACGCTGCGCTACCTGCACGTCTCCGAGTTCGGGAAGATCTGCGCCAAGTTCCCGCACAAGGCGCGCGAGATCGTCACTGGTGCGTTCGAGGCCGTGGCCGCTGAGTGCTTCGTCACCATCGAATCCACGGCTGAAGGCCGGGCCGGATACTTCTTTGACTACAGCCAGTCTGCCGAGAAGCAGCAGCTGGCCGGCGTGCCTCTGGGCCTGCTGGACTGGAAGTTCTTCTTCTTCAGCTGGTGGCGGAATCCGCTGTACTCGCTGGACCCTACCGACGTCACGATCCCGGACCGGCTGACAAAGTATTTCGACGACCTGGCCGCCAAGCACGGCATCGTCACCAACCCAGGCCAGCGCGCCTGGTACACCGCCAAGGAAAAGACCCTCGGCGACGACATGAAGCGCGAGTACCCGTCGATCCCTGCCGAAGCATTCCAGCAGACGATCGAAGGCGCCTACTACGCCAAGCAGTTCACCAAGCTCTACACCGCTCAGCGCATCGGCAAGCTGCCAGACAACAGCCACCTGCCGGTGCACACCTTCTGGGACATCGGTGTCGGCGACTCAACGGCAATCTGGTTCGTCCGGATCGTCGGTGAAGAATTCCACGTCATCGACTTCTACCAGAACAGCGGAGAGGGCCTGCGGCACTACATGAAGGTGCTCAAGGATCGCGGATACACCTACGGCGAGCACTGGGGCCCCCACGACATCGACAACCGGGAATTTGGAAGCGACGGCAAGACTCGGCGCGAAATCGCGCGAGAGGGCTACGAGATCGACGGACAGCGCTATTCGCTCACCTTCCAGGTGGTGCCAAAGCTGAGCATCGACGAAGGCATCGAGCAGGCGCGGGAGATTCTGCCTCGCTGCGCCTTCGATGAGGCCAAGTGCGAGGAGGGCATCACCGCCTTGGAGAGCTACCGCAAGGAATGGGACGACAAGCGCGGCTGCTGGAAAGACAAGCCGCTCCATGACTGGTCATCCCACCCGTCCGACGCCTTCCGCTACTTCGCCGTAGCCAAAACCAAGCGCTCCAGGGTTGAGCACATACCCGTCACGTTCACATTCTGAGGCCACCATGCCGAATTACAGCGCTACCCGGCAGGAGTACAACGACGCTCTGCCGAGCTGGCGCCTGGTCAAGCGATGCGTGGCCGGCGCCCGAGAGGTGCGAAAGCACGACGAATATCTGCCAATGCCGGACCCGACGAACCAGTCGCCGGAAAACCTCGAGCGTTACCGCCAGCTGAAGAAGCGGGCCATGTTCCTCAACGTGACCGGGCGCACGCGCACCGGCCTGCTGGGGGCCGTGTTCCGAAAAACGGCTGAGGTGCAGCTGCCATCTGGCGTGCAGTATCTGCTGGAGAACGCCAGCGGCGACGGCACCAGCCTCGAACAACTGTCCAAGGAGGCCGTAGGCGAGTGCCTGGACACTGGTCGCGGCGGGTTCCTGGCCGATTACCCCAAGCTGGAAGGCGAGAGCGGCCGACCACGCACAGCAGCAGAGTCTGCTGGCAATCAGGCCTGGGTGCACCATTACCCGGCCGAGAGCATCGTCAACTGGCGCGAGGATGTGGTTCAGGGGCGCAAGCGGCTCACCCTGGTTGTGCTGCGTGAGCTGATCAACAAGCCCAGCGAAGATGGCTTCACCTTCGACCCGGTGGAGCAATACCGCGCACTCTTTCTCGAAGGTGGCGTCTACAAGCAGCGCGTCTACAGCGAGGACACACCGGAAGGCGAGGAGAGCATTCCCGCCGACCAGGCGGGCCAGGTCTTTGACCACATCCCATTCCACTTCTACGGCGCCGAGAACAACGACGCTGCGGTAGACAAGGGTCCGCTGGAAGACATCGCAGACGTCAACATCCTGCACTACGGCAACAGTGCCACGGTGGAGGAGGCAGGCTTCATCAGCTCGCAGCCGACGCTGTTCATGACCACCAGCATCACGCCGGATGACTTCGCCAAGTTCAACCCGAACGGCGTGCACATCGGCTCTCGACGCGGGATCAACCTGGGCGCCCAAGGCAGCGCCACCATGCTGCAGGCAAAGGAAACCCAGCTCGCTCTGGAGCTGATGCGCGACAAGCAGGACCAGATGCTGATGATCGGCGCCCGCATCGTCCAGAAGGGCGGCGGTGCCGAGACGGCAGAGGCCGTGCGCATCCGCTACAGCTCGGACAACAGCGTACTTGGCACCATCGCCGGGAACGTGTCCGAGGCGCTGAAGCTGGCCATTCTCGATGCCGAGCGCTTCATGATCGGCCAGCCGGACCTGACCGGGACTGTGTTCTGGCTCAACCAGGAGTTCTTCGACGAGGCCATGGACGCTCAGATGATCCTTGCCCAGGTGCAGTTGTGGCAGCAGGGCATCATCGCGAAGAAGGATCTGCGCACCAACCTGCGGCAGGCCGGCACCATCGAGTCGGACCGCACGGACGACGATATCGACGACGACATCGAGGCCCAGCCGCCGGTAGCGACCAGCGACCTGGTGACCGGTGGCGAAGATGAGCAGTGAAGGCTATCTGGCTGACGCGGCGACCCGCCACCAGGTCTACGTCCAGCGGTACGCGGCTGGCAACCTGAAGCGTGTGGCCAAGTTCATCACCAAGGCCATCAACACGGCAAAGACTGCCGTTCGCGGCGGCCTGAGCGCCTACGGCACGCGCCGTTACACCAGCGAGATCGACGCCTTGCAGCGCGACCTGCAGGGCATATACAGCGACCTCAAGGGCCAGGCAATGCTGGATCTTGGCGAGTTTGCCGGGTACGAGTCGGCGTTCAGCGCGCGCATGCTTGGCCAAGTGGTCACCGCAGTGGTCCAGACACAGGTTCCGGCCGCTGACCTTGTCGCAGCTGCTGCGCTGGCTGAGCCAATGCAGCTTGAGGCCCGGGCTGGGGTGCAGCGAATCAGCATTGCCGGTGCTCTCGACCAGTTCGGTACCGCCAAGTCGGCACAGATCGTGGGTGAAATCCAGATCGGTTCCGCCCTGGGCGAAACCAGCCAGCAGATCACGCGGCGCCTGACCAGCATGCACCAGCTGCAGCAGGACCAGGCATCAGCGCTGGTGCGCACCATGACCAACCACATTGCTAGCACGGCGCGGGCCGAGACGTTCAAGGCCAACGAGGACATCCTGGCCGGGAAGCGACGCATCGCCACGCTGGACGGGCGCACATCGCCGTTCTGCCGGTCGATCGATAACACGGTGGTGCCATTCAGCGCACCGTCGCCGCCTTTCCACTGGAACTGCCGGACCTCCGAGATACCGGTGCTCAAACCCGAATTTGAGCGTGAGATACCGGGCTCGGTCAGGCCGGCAGTGGGGCCGGATGGCGCTGAGCAGGTGTCGAGCAAGACGACATACCAGCAGTGGCTCGCCCGCCAGCCTGCCACGTTCCAGATCGATGTCCTTGGGCCGGCCCGCTACAAGCTGTTCAGCAAGGGCGAGCTGACCCTGGACAAGTTCGTGGACCAGAACGGCAAGCAGATCACGCTGGACGAGCTTAGACAGCTTGAACCGCGCGCCTTCGAGCGCGCAGGACTTTGAACAGCCGGCCATGAGCCGGTTTTTTTACGCCCGCGGCTGAGCCAACGGCAAATCATCCGGGGGATGACATGAAATACCTGATCGACAAAGCAGCATTCGACGCACTCGAGCCAGCCCTGCAGGCCCTCTACAAGGCCCAGGGCGAAAACTACGTACTGGCGGTTGAGGGATTGCCTCAGTCCGAGGACGTGGAAGGCCTGAAGCGCCAGAACCAGACCCTGCTGGACGAAGCGAAGGAAGCCAAGCGCAAAGCGCGCGAAGCCCAGGATCAGCTGACCCAGAAGGAACTGGACGCAGCCAAGGCCCGGGGCGACTACGAGTCGCTCTACACCAGCAGCGAGCAGGCCTTGGCCGCCGAGCGCCAGAAGCTCGCAGATCTCCAGGCGGGCATCGAGAAGCGCGACCTGTCCGGGGCAGCTTCCAAGGTCGCGGCGCTGATCGCTGACGGCCCGAACGCCGAGATCCTGGCCGAGTTCCTCGAGCGCCGGCTGCGCATTGTCGATGGCCAGGTACGTGTCACCGATGCCAGCGGTAACCTGACGGTATCCACGCTGGAGGATCTCGGGAAAGAGTTTCAGAAAGAGCCGCGCTACGCCTCCCTGGTGCGCGGCTCCCAAGCCAACGGCGGCGGGGCTGCTGGTGGCAAAGGTGGCGGGGCCGCCAAAACCCTCAACGACATGAGCGAGCCAGAGCGTATTGCTCTGCAGCGCGATAACCCATCCGAGTTCCAGCGACTGCTGGACCAGGCAAAACGTAAGGAGTAAGGCCCCATGCCTATCACCACCATTGGTGACATCGTTACCGGCAACATCCCGGTACTCACCTCGTACTTGACCCAGGACCCGGTGGAGAAGACCGCGTTCTTCACCTCGGGCATCCTGACCCCGACCCCGTACGCATCCCAGATCGCCAACGGCCCGTCGAACATCGCCAACATCCCGTTCTGGAAGGCAATCGACGCATCGATTGAGCCCAACTACTCGAACGACGTGTACGCCGACGTTGCCGAGCCGCGAGCGATCAACACTGGCGACATGCTTGCCCGCGTTGCCTACCTCAACGAAGGCTTCGGCCAAGCCGACCTGACCGTCGAGCTCACCAGCCAGAACCCGCTGCAATCCGTGGCGTCCCGCCTCGACAACTTCTGGCAGCGCCAGGCTCAGCGCCGCCTGCTGGCGACCTCGCTGGGCATGTACAACGACAACATCGCAGCAACCGATGCCTACCACACCCAGAACGACATGGTGATCGACGTGTCGGCCGCTGGCGGCTTCGATGCCGGCGCATTCATCGACGCCACCCAGACCATGGGTGATGCGCTGATGGGGCCAACTGGCCAGGTGCTTGGCGTCATGGCCATGCACAGCTTCGTGTATGGCGACATGCGCAAGAAGCAGCTGATCGACTTCATCCGTGACGCCGACAACAACACCCAGATTGCCACTTACCAAGGCTATCAGCTGGTGATCGACGACCAGATGACCGTGATCGGCACCGGCAACGCCCGCAAGTTCATCAACGTGATCTTCGGTCGCGGCGCCATCGGCTACGGCGAGGGCAGCCCGCAGCACCCGGTCGAGTACGAGCGCCAGGCGGCCCGAGGCAATGGCGGCGGTGTCGAGGTGTTGTGGTCCCGCAAAACCTGGCTGCTGCACCCGCTGGGCTACAGCTTCCTGAGCGCCACCATCACCGGCAACGGCACCGAAACCACCCCGCGCTCCGCGTCGTGGTCGGATCTTGCCTTGGCCACCAACTGGAACCGAGTGGTCGAGCGCAAGCACGTGCCAGTCGCCTTCCTGGTCACCGGCGTACCTGCCGCCTAATCCACCCGGGGCGGTTCGCCGCCCCAATCAGGAGATGAACGCATGGCTACCCCGAAAACTGGCAAGGGCTTGCCCCGATCCATTAAGAATGCCAAGCCCGCAGCGTCGACCGTGCAGGTTGCCGCAGATGCAACCAACGGCGTCACTGCTGGCGACCTTCAAGCCACCATCAGCGCGCTGGCCGCGCGGATCAAAGCACTGGAGAGCGCGTGATGAGCGACAACAACGTGAAGAAGACCCGTTTCGATGGCCTTGAAGTCGGCAGCGATGGCCAGGTGAAGCTCAAGTCTGCCGATGTGCCAGAATCGGAACTGCTCCCGGCCGATCCTCAATCGGGTGGCGAGCACTTCAACGGCGGCGGTGAACTGCAGGCGCAGTTCGCAAAGCTCCAGGAGGAGAATGAGAAGCTCACCTCCGACCTGGAGTCGGTCTCGAAGACCGTTGAGAGCTTCGTGAATGACGACCTGCAAGGCTACGGCGATGGCGAGGTATCCACTCGCTTGTTCGCGGTTCTCGAGGGCGTTCTCGGCGGTGTGAAGGCGCTTCAGGCCGAGCGTGATGGAAATCGTGAGAAGGCGCAGCAGCTGGAGCAGGAAAGGGACAATCTCCAGCAACAGCTGAAGGCTTACCAAGACGCTGAGCAGGAGCGCCAGGCCGCCGCCAAGGAGGAGCAAGATCGGCTGGCTGCCGAGAAGGAAGTCGAAGAGCTGAAGGCCAAGCTCGACTCCGCCGGCGTCACCTACCGCGCCAACGCCTCGAAAGAGTCGCTGCAGAAGCTGGTAGACGACCTGCCCAAGTAACACCGGGGCTTCGGCCCCATTCATCTCAGCGGAGGCCTGATGGCTACCTACATTACCGTCGCGGATGTCGACGCCATCCTTGGCTCGACTTGGGCGCCCGACGACAAGAAGGCCATGGCGGTAGCGCAGGCCAACGCATACCTCACCTCGCTGCGGCTGTGCGGCATCAATATGGATGCCGTGCCGGAGGAGGTGAAGCAGGCCGGGGCTCAGCTGGCCCTGGTTGCGTCCACCGGCCAGTTGTACCAGCAGCAGACCGCGGGCTCGCTCGAGGCCAAGAGCGTCAAGGCAGGCTCAGTGTCGACCAGCCGCACGTATGCCACGCTCGACCGGAGCAGCACGGGGGCGCAGCCAGAGGGTGTGCAGTTCGCCCTGGCCCTGGTCTCGCCCTGGCGCTGCAACCCGTTCACCTTCGCAGTTGATCGGGGGTAGCCATGGGCTTGCGTGATGACGTTCAGATCGACCTGGCTGCGGCCTTTGACGATGACCTTGCCGATGCCGTGTTCCCATTCGCCGGCTCCTACATGGGCCCAGGGGTATGGGATCCAGTGAACGAGACCACCACTGCCCAGCCTGTGACCTACAGCGGGCGCGGCGTCTTCGATAACTACGACAGTCGTCGGATCGACAACATCAACATTCTGGTGGGTGACGTACTGCTGATCTGCCTGGCCAACGAAGTCACCGATAAGCCGGCGGTCGGCCACGAGATCACCGCCGACGACCTGATCACGGGTGAGCCTGTGAAATACCGCATCGTCAGTCCCGGCATCGACCCTGCCAAGGCCCACTACGAGATCCAACTGAGGAAGTGACCATGTCCAGAAGGGGGTGGAGCACACCGCCCAGCCTTTTCGCTGGCGTGGTGGAGGAGCAACTGAGCCAGCGCGTTCGAGTCATCGCAATCGCGCTCCTCAACGAAATCGTTCTGCGCTCGCCGGTTGACACCGGGCGTTTCCGTGGCAACAACATCGTCAGCGTCGGCGCGCCGGTTTACACCAGCACCGTCAACGTCGACCCAACGGGCGCAGAAACCCTCCAGGCGGGTGTGCGGGCAGTCACCGGCCTGGAGCCATACACGCAGGTCTTCATCCAGAACAATCTGCCGTATGCAGGCCCGCTTGAGGATGGCCATTCCCAGCAGGCCCCGGCCGGCATCTACGCGGTGTCGTTCAACGGCGTTGCCGAGGCCTACAGGACATGACCTTCGAACAGATCCGGGCCATCGTCACTGGCCGCATGACGCAGTGGGCGGGCATTCCCGCAGACGCTGTCGATTACCCGAACAATCCGCAAGGGCCTTTCAATCCGGCTGGCAAGTCCATATGGGCGCGACTGGCAGACGTACCAGGCCTGGCCAGCGCGCCAGAGACCGGCATCGGCCCGTGCGTGCGCCGCACCGGCATCATCATGGTTCAGCTATTCGTGCCCAGCTACAAGGGCACCCTGGCCATCACCAAGGCCGCCGACACGCTGGTGCAGCACTTTGAGTTCTACAGCGACCCGACCGGGCCATTCGACTGCTACGCGGCATCTGCCGCGACGATTGGCGATGACGGCCATGGCTGGTACCAGGTCAACGTGTCGATCCCATACCGGGCCTACTGAGCCCTCAACATCCACCGCCACATGGCGGTTTTTTTACGCCTATCGATAGGAGAAACACCCCATGTCCAGCGGTGCAAAGCGCTCGACCGCGTATATTCGCGAAGTGACCCCGGGTATCACCCCGCCGGGCAACTGGAACGTGCTCACCCGTGTCAGCTTCGGCCTGGTACCCACCTACAACACCGAAGAGAACAACGAGATCGGCGAAACCCGGATGTCTCAGGGCACTGCCCAGACGACCGTGGATGTCGGCGGCGATATCGAAACCAAGTTCCGCTACGGCGCCTTGGACGAGTTCCTGGCCTCCTGCTTCGGCGCGAACTGGGTAGGAAATACCCTGACCATGGGCAACGAGCGAATCTCGTTCTCCATCGGCGCCTACGACGCTGACGTCGGCATTGCGGCTATCGCCCGCGGCGCTCAGGTCGCATCGTTGAACATCGAGATCCCGAACGACAACGAGATCACGGTCACCACGACCTTTGCAGCCATTGCCTGGGATGACAAAGCCGACAACACGTCGTTCATCGTCAGCCCGCAGACAGGCGTAGCCCAGCGCCGATACGGCTTCAAGGACGTCACCGGCCTGAAGATCAACGGCGTCCAGCTGGGCGAGGACAACGCCTGCGTCGACAGCTTCAACCTGCAGTTCGACAACAACGTCCAAACCCAGCGCTGCATCGGTAACGGGAACCCGTTCCCAGGCAACATCATCCCGACCATCTTCACCCCGTCGGGAAGCATCACGCTCAGCTGGTCGAAGACTGCCTACCAGTATTGGAAGGCCCAGCAGACCGGCGGTGCACTGAGCTTCGAGTTCACCCTGAACAACGCCGACGGCGGCTACACCTTCCTCATCCCCGAGATGGAAGTCAGCGGCGACTGGCCTGACGGCGGCGCCACCGACATCATCCAGGTGGAATTGGCATACACCGCCCGCCGCGTTCCGCCGACCATCACCCGCCTGCCGGCGCCGATTGTCATTGCAGCCGTTGACGTGACGCCAGCCACCGCCAGCGTTGCCGTGGGCGCGACCATCGATCTCGAAGCAGCCGTGACCCCGGTCGGCGCAAGCCAGCTCGTCACCTGGTCCAGCTCCGACGCCACCAAGGCAAGCGTTAGCGCAACCGGCCTCGTCAAAGGCATTGCAGTTGGCTCGGCAACCATCACGGCCACCAGCAAGGCAGACGGCACCAAGACCGACACCTGCGCTGTGACCGTCACCGCTTAACCCTTTGCCCGGCGCGCCCTGCGGTGTGCGTCGGGCCTTTTACCGCAGAGGAATACCATGGGCATCACCATTGCAAAGAAGCCAGAGCTTGACCTCAATGGTCAGCGCTGGGTTGAGTTCGCTCCGGGCGCCGAAATACTGGTCGGCTCCATCGCCAGTCCGATCTACAAGTCGCACCAAGCCTTGATCAATCGCCACCTTGCACTGATCAACCAGCAGGCTCGCGTCGGCACCGCCGAATTCAGCCTGGCCGACATCCCGGACGTAGAGCTGGAGACCGATGACGACCTGTTCATCGAGTTGGCTGCCAAGCACCTGATCAAGGACTGGAAGGGGGTTGACGTCGAAGAGCGCCCAGGCGAGCCTGCCCCATACACTCCCGAGCTGTGCATCCAACTGATCAAGCAGATGAACAGTGTCTACTTCCTCGCCCTGCGCACCGGCACCGACATCGCGCGCCGCGTCGAGGAGAAGGCCGCAGCAACGGTGGAAAAGTAGTCGCGGCATACCTGTGGGGCAGGGAGTGGGCCGGGCCCGAGAACGAGAAGAAGCGCTGGAAACATGAGCGCCTTGGCTTGAAGGTCCAGGAGCCGCCAGAGATCGACGGGGTAACTGCGCAGATCCTGGAGGCCTACGCCTACATCAGTCGATCCAGGCAGTACGTTGGTATGGTCGGTGCGCCGGCGCCAATCCCTCCGTCAGCCATTACTGAATACCTCGACCGTTACCCCATGGCGATATGCCGCGAAGAGCTCGACGCCGCGGTCTTCGCGCTGGATGACCAGTTCCGTAAAAGCTGGGACGAGCAGCAGGAGAAGGCCCGGGCGGAATCCGAAGGCAAGGGCAGGCCAAAGAGACGGTGAGGCGTGCGCCGCTGTGTTAGATTCTGGCCATCTTTATGGAGGAAGCCATGAATCGAACGCTATTGATCGCCGCCCTTGCCTGCATGCCTTTGCCGGCTCTCTCTGCGAGCGGGACCGAGACCTGCAAAAAAATATCGGCTATGGCCGGGAAGGCAATGGAGGCGCGCCAGGATGGCGAACTTCTGGAGGATGCCATGGCATCTGTAGGCGACCAAAGTAAATTTTCTGATGCGATGGTGCTGAAGGCCTATAAGGTTCGCGTTTTTGAGGATTCGAAGGAGCGGTCTACCGCAATATCTGAGTTCCAGAACGCCGCCTACCGAGAGTGCTACGAAGCGTATAACTGAAGTATCGATTTACAAAATGCCCGCCTTGTGCGGGTTTTTTTATGCCCGGAGAAAGGTATGGCGCAGGAATCCCGTCTGGCGGTAACGATCGACTCGCGGGGCGCAAAGCGCAATGCGGATGACCTGAGCAGCTCCCTTGAGCGCATGGAGCGCGCCGGCGACTCGGCAGCATCATCGGCCGATGGCGTGAGCAGCAGCCTGGATGATCAGCGCAAAGAGCTCTCTCAGCTGCTGGGTCAGATCAACCCAACTGTTGCCGCGCTTGGTCGCCTGGACGACATGCAGGAGAAGCTGGCTAAGTACAAGAAGGCCGGCATCGTCGAGAGCGACACCTTCGTCGAGTACACCCAGCGCATCAAAGATATGCGCGAAGGCATCGGCCAGGCCTCGGAAGGCATGAACAAGGCCGGTATGTCGGCAAAAGCCTATCAAGCGGCGTTGCGCGGCGTGCCAGCGCAGTTCACCGACATTGCCGTCAGCCTGCAGGGCGGCCAAGCCCCGCTGACGGTATTCCTGCAGCAGGGCGGCCAGCTCAAAGACATGTTCGGCGGTATCGGGCCTGCCGCCAAGGCCCTGGGCGGCTATGTGCTCGGCTTGGTAAACCCGTTCACCGTTGCTGCAGCCGCCGCTGGCGCCCTGGCGCTTGCCTACTACAAAGGCTCTGAGCAGTCCGACGCTCTGCGCAACAGTCTGATCCTGACCGGTAACTTCTCGAAGGCATCCGAAGCGCAGCTGATCAGCCTAGCAGAGTCGGCAGACCAGGTGACGGGCACGTTTGGACAAGCTGCAGGTGCACTGGCCCAGCTAACTGCTGCCGGCGAGAACACGACTGGAAACTTCAAGCTGATCACGACGACGGCTGTGGAGATGCAGCGCGTCACGGGCAAAGCGATAGAGGAAACGGTTGCTGAGTTCATCAAGCTTGGCAAGGATCCTGTCGCGGGCATCGTTGAACTGGATGAGAAATACCGGTTCTTGACCGCTTCGGTGTATGCCCAGATCAAGGCCTTGTCTGACCAGGGCAATGCTGTTGGCGCTGCTGACTTGGCGGAGCGGACCTATGCAGAGGCAATGGGGCAGCGAACCTCGAAGATCCGCGAAAATCTCGGAAGCATTGAGCGTGGCTGGCTCAACATCAAGGATGCCACCAACGAGGTCCTTGATGCCTTTGCAAGCATCGGTCGGAAGAGTGTCGAGAGCGAAGACAAAGCCATCACAAGGCTTCAGCAAAAGATTGCTTATCTCCAGAGCACGCTTGGCACAGAAATTGAGGATAACGACGCAAAGGAAAGGATTTCCAGTCTGCAGGCTGAGCTCAAGCAGCGCCAGGGCATCCAGCAAACCAACGCGAAAACCCTGGAAGAGGAGGAGAAGCGGCGCCGCATCCAGGAAGAAGGCCGAAAAGGCTTGCAGGACCTAGACACGACTTACAAGAGCTCTCTCACTCAAACTCAGCGGCTCAACAAGGAACTGGCCGACCTCGACAAGGCGCGCGCCAAGGCCTTGGCTGCCGGCGTGTTCACTGCGACCGAGGAGACGAAGTACGCCCAGTCGCGCAAGAACATCGAGAAAGAGATTACCGACATCAAGGAGCGAGAGGCGAAGAAGAACACGCCGAAGGGCGCCAACAAAGGCGTGTCTGAAGCTGAAACCACGTTCGCCCGCCTGTACAGCCAATATGACCCCGCGGCCCAAGCAGCGCGCACGCTGACCAAGGAGCAGGGCCAGCTGGATCTCGCCTTGAGCAAAGGCAAGATCAGCCAGGAGGAATATGGCAAGGCGCTGGCCCAGGCCTCCATCAACTATGCCGCCGCCATAAAGGGCGCCCAAGGACTGACCCAGGCCGAGCAATACCGGGCGCAGCTTGAACGGCAGCTGGCAGGGCAGCGCAGCGAGTACAGCATCGCGGCAGCCGGCGTCGGCATGGGCGATCAGCAGACGCAGCGCATGCAGCAGCGCGTGCAGTTGGAGCAGCAGACCAACGACCGCATTCTGCAACTGCGCACCGAACTGGCCAATGCCACGACGGAGAAGCAGCGGCAGGACCTGCAGGCGCAGATCGACCTTGAGCAGGAATACCTGCCCAAGCGCCTGGCTGCACTGCAAACGGGCTTCGCCCAGTACGATGCAGCCATCTCCAGCCCGCTCAATGGGTGGAATGCGGCTTTGGCCAACTTCCAGGTGAGCGCAGCAAACGTGGCCGGGCAGACGCAGGCCTTGTTCAGCGGAGCGTTCGGCAGCATCCAGTCAAGTGTCGGCAGTGCTTTCGAGAGCATGGCCCTGGACGGCCAGACCTTCGGCGAATCGGTCTCGAATATCACCCGAAGCTTGTTCGGCAGCGTCATCAATTCGCTGGGCCAGATGGCTGCTCAGTGGGGCGTGAACCAGGCAATGCAGCTGGTGTTCGGGCAGACATCGGCGGCGGTAGCAGCCCAGCAGATCGCCCAGGTAGGCGCTGTGACGGCGGCAGAGACATCTGGTGCGGCCGCCGTGGCCACTGCCAAGGTCGCTGCCGATGGCGTAGCTACCGCTTCAAGCCTTGCCTCAACCGCTACCACCACTGCTGCACAAACGGCTGCGGCTGGCACCACCTTAGCGGCATGGCTGCCAGCAGCTCTGGTTGCCTCCATCGGGTCCTTTGGTGCGGCCGCAGTGGTTGGCGGAACAGCGCTTCTGGCGGCGTTCGCGCTCATCAAGGGCTTCGAGTCTGGCGGCTACACCGGTGGTGGCGGGCGCAAGCAGGTCGCTGGGGTGGTGCACGGACAGGAATTTGTGGTTAACGCTGAAGGCACGAAGCGCAATCGGGCTCTCCTTGAGGCAATCAACGCTGGAGAGCGGGTTTCGGTAGCTGGTAGTGGCGGCTCCATGGTCTCAACCAAGGCCTCCGGCGGCACCCAGGTGCCTGTCACAACTCAGACAAGCGTCACCGTTAACCTGATCGAAGATCGCTCCCGAGCCGGCACAGTCGACCAGCGCACCGCTGAAAACGGCCAGCTTGAGATCGACGCCTTCGTCGCTGACATCTGGGGCGGTGGTGAGCGGGCCCAGGCCATCGAAGCGGCCTTCGGCCTGTCGCGCAACCCAACGTAAGGAAAGCCCATGACCACTGAAACGGAAGAGGCCGAATCCGGGCCGGGCGCACCTGTGCCCGACCCTGTCGTCCCGCCTGATGAGAAAGAGCTCCTGCTGCAACGGCGCCTTGCGCGCATCGAGGAAGCGCTGGGCC